TTTTCAAAGGGCAGAAAGAAGTTGAGATTCATGTTTCAAGTGCAGACCCGTCAGCCATCGGTCACAAGCAGTTCCGAGAGATTGTTGATACAATATTCGTTGAACCCCTTGGTAATTCTGATCTTGCTTTAGTAAGGTTAGTTCGAGGTGGGGATGTACGAGATTTGTCAAAATTTTTCCCTGAAGTGTCCGAGGTTTCGGCCCCTGTTAAATGCAGTTTTATGAGGAAAGATTACGAATTCAAGCAACATACTTGGGTAAGTGAACTTCAACCTTCAAGACAATACTGTGTGAAGACAGTCGGGACGTATCAAGGGAGTGAGTATACTCCTCCGAAGATGACAGATACTGGCTGGTGTGGTGCTATTGCCGTTTCAATAAGCAAAGCTCCATCTATTCTTGGAATTCATACAGCTGGCTCCCCTTGTAAGCCATTGGGGATTTGCAGCCTGGTGTCTCAAGAAATGATTTCTCGAGCTCGTGTAAGATTGGGCAATAAGTATCGTGCACATTCAACGGGACAGTTGAAGGACTGCGAATATGGAACTAGCGTTGATTTATCCGCTGATATCCATTTCAAAAATCCTGTCAATTTTATTCCTGGTGAAGAAGATGTGGCCTTTGAAATTCTTGGTCAACATTCATTGCCCCAAAGCCGTTTTCGTTCTGACATCAAGGTTGCTGAGTGGTCTCCAATTGTTGAAAAGCATTTTGGACCTAGAGAGCACACGCCTCCTCCGACGGATCGTCCGTATATAAGCTATAATCGAGAGATGCGAATTATGGGCGAACTGAATGCTGGGTGCCGACCGCGAATTCTGTCTACAGCTCTGTGTGATATGAAGACTGATTTTGATTTATTTCGGTATAAGCATCCTGAATTTTTGGATAGCGTTTGCAAGTTATCGTATGATGATGCAGTGAATGGCATTGATGGTGCCCCAGGGATCGACAGATTGGATATGTCGACTTCTGTTGGGTTTCCTATAAACAAAGCCAAGAAGTTTTTCATCGAAGAGATTGAATCTGATGCACATGCTGTAGCCTATGATTTTAAAGCCGATGTTTTGGACGTGCGTGCTCGTGTCGAAGAGATGCGTGAGACGCTATTGAAAGGCGAGAGAATTAGCACTATTTTTCGCGGAAACTTGAAAGATGAACCCATTACTTACAAGAAGTGGGACGATCACAAGATTCGCGTGTTTGCTGGTTCTCAAGTTGCGTTCACTGTTTTGATGCGAATGTACACGTTGCCTTTGATGGCAGCGCGGAAGAAGTATCCACTGGTTTTCGAATCCGCTGTTGGTTGCAATGCTGCTGGCAAAGATTGGAACGAGTTTGCAAAGTTTTTCACTTGGGATGATAGAATGGTGAATGGCGATTTCAAGGCTTTTGATAAAAGACTTCCTCCTGAAGTTATGATGGCAGTTTTCGAGTATTATGTTTACATCTTGGAAATTGCTGGATTTGACGAAGAGGATATTGCTGTTGTCAGAGGCATTGCGACTGAAATTTGCTATCCGTGCTATGAGATGCTTGGAACGATCATCAAGGTTTCTGGATCAAATCCATCTGGACATTCTTTGACAGTTGAAGTCAACAATGACGGCAACCGTTTGGTCCTGCGATATGTCTATTATTCCTTGCATGATGATGAAGAAGGCATTCCAAATTTCTCTGACGTGGTACACTTGTTATGTTATGGAGATGACAATATCATGAGTGTTTCGCCTGTTGAACAAAAGTTGAATCATACTGTGATTGCTGAAGAGTTGGCAAAAATTGGAATGGTGTATACGATGGCAGATAAGGAGAGTGAATCCGTTCCTTTCATTAATTTGGAGGAATGTGATTTCTTGAAGAGGAAATTTAAGCATGACCCAGACATAGGAGCCGTTGTTGGCCCGTTGGCTGAGTCTTCTGTATATAAACGCTTGCATTTCTTCCGTGCTAAAACACCACTTTCTAAACCAGCTTATCTAGCAGATGTTCTTTCTGGCGCTGCCCAAGAGATGTTTCTTCATGGAAAGGAGAAGTTTGAAAAGTTTGTTGCTGAAGCAGAGCAGATTGCCCAAGAGGTAGATGAAGTGAAGGATTATGGATTTAAAGTTTGCGATATCCTGGAGATCCCGACATATGAACAATTGCTGAAACGTTACGAGGAGACCAATTCAGTGATGCTATTGTTTCCTGAAGCTGGAACTGTTCCAGTTTTACAACATGCATTATTTGAAAGTCGCTATTTGAATAGGAGCAGTGATTTGCTCTTGTTGGCTCGACG